CATCTTCTATATCATTTTTTAAACAAGTATCTATAACAAGCTTCGAAAAATCTTTTTTTATAATTTTTTTCTTTTCTTTAGTATTTACTTTATTAGTATTTTGTTCTTTAGTATTTAATTGTACTTGATTTTCTACATGTTGAATTTCTAGGGGTAGATTTTCTACACCTTGTTTTTTACCCTCTTGTTTTGATTTTTCATAGATATTATATATGTATTCAATTTTACCTGATCTTGTATGCCCTGGCATTATTTTTTCAATGCTCATATATCCAAATTCTTGTAACTCTTTCAAGGTAGATTTTATAGCAGTTTCATTTTCTTTGCATATCGCAACGAGTCCAGCGATTGAGTAATCCCAATTCTCAGGAAGAGATAACATCAAAGATAATAACCCCTTAGCCTTTAAAGACATATTTTTTTCTTTCAAATGATAATTGCTCATAACTGTATAATTCTTTGTTTTTTCAACTCTTATAACGGACATAAAAACTCTCCTTTGCAAATTAAAAAATCCTTGTTATAAATAGATGTACCTTTCTTTTTTAATCAGTTGCGAGTTGAATAAAAAAGTTGGTTGTGTACTAAAAGGTACACCTATTTATAACAAGGATAATTGTCATATATTATTAAATTATTATATTATTCAACTCGCAACTATATTATAACATATACACAATCAATTTACAACTATTATTTCAAGTTGGATAAGTCTTCGATCTGTCCATCTATCTCTGCATTGAGTTTAGCCCATAACATTTCTCTTGTGTCCTGAATAGCTGAATCACTGATCTGTGATACATCCCATTCCTCTTCGGCAATAAATTTAAAATAGTTATCACCTTTCTTAACAGTAGCTCCTGAAGTATATCTCATAGATACTACTTTTATAGTGCCGGTTGGATTTTCGGCAGTATTTTCAACTGACTTCTTCTCTTCACTGATCTTTGTTGTGTCAGTTTTCTTTGTTGTTGTAGTCTTTTTTACATCAGTTTTTGACGATACTGTATCAGATGTATTGTTGTTAGTCTTTTTCTTTTCGTTTGATTTTGGCTTATTTTTTGCTTTATCTTCAACAGTTTTATTTTCCGGCTTCTTTTCCTCTTCAAAAGGAAGATCCTCCTCTGGTTCCGACATGAAATTGTTGTTTGTAGTTTCTTCCGTCACTTCCTCTTCACCGGGTTCATAGCCTGCACACTCTGTACAAGGTACACTCTTATCATCAACTATCATGTTGATTCCGTCACATCCCTTGCAGTATTCATCATTTACATCTCCTGCCCAGTTACAAATCTTCATATTATTGTCCTCCTTATTATTTAACTTCCCAGCTATAACCGCAAGTATTGCAGATAGCTATTTTTCTTGATCTTATATTTGTTTTACTTGTGCTTTTGCGTTTTGGCACTAATAACCAAAGTCCACAAGTACAAAGTACAAGCAACGCTCTGCCAAGTTTTGACAGTATACTAACATTATTTGTTTTTGTCTTTGCGTTTTCCTACACAAACTGATAATTTATAAAGCAGGAACTACACTTTGGACAACATCTAATATTATTGTGCATGTTTAATCTCCTTTCTTAAATCTTTCTTTTATAGCTTCAAGTTGTTCATCAGAAAATGATCTTTCAATTATGGATAACTTCAAAGCTGACAGCGGAAGTGTGGCACATATAGAACCATCTTTATTTTCTGCATTGATCTTTACCTTGTCAGGATATTTATCTCTGAGTTTATATATCTTGCTTTTTATTTTTCCCTGTGATATGGAACAGCATATGGTATCAGAACCTGTGATCCATTCTATACAGTTTTCTCTATAACCATCCATGCAATCACTCCTTTTTCTTACCAACTCGGAGCGTTGATGTTGTCTTTGTGATCTTAGCCTTTGCCAACTTTGTTATATCAAAATCACCATTATAAACAAGTTTTTCAAGTGCATCCTCGTCTATATATTCCTTTGATTTGATAACAGTGTTGAGCATTGCTCCACCAAGATTCTCTTTTATGATCTCAATGGCAAGCTCCTCATTAAGTGACTCTGATGTTGATGTAGTTACTGTAGCTGTGTACTTGTCTGTATCAACTCTGTTTAATCCGGCTGTCTGAAAATAGGACTTGATATTATTTCCCATTTCAGTGTTAACCTTTTTAAGAGCGTTTTCCTTATCCTTTGACTCCTTGTAGGAGTCAATAATTTTGTTGATGTCAAGCTTTGGAGTTGTTCTTCTGCTCATTTGCCTTATTCTCCTTTCGGTTTAAAATAGCTGTTCCTTTTCTTCCCCACTGATACACTGCATTAAATTCCGACATGCACCCTCTATAGACTGTATTTATATCTAACTGGAACTTATGCAATTCCTGTATCTGTGCCATTGTAAAGAACATTGTTCCTCTATTATCTCTGACTGGTGTTGGGAGAACAAGTCCTTCTGGCTTTTTATAGTCATTTGACTCATACCACTTGTACCATCTTTTTAAAGTGTTTGTGGATATGTCTAAAATCTGTGCCGCTCTTGCGGTTGAATATGTTTCACTCAATATATCACCTCCTTTCAACTACATTTATATTGTAACACATAAAAATATAAAATGCAATACATATAATTAAATTAACAAAAAATTCCCACACCAATTAAGATGTGGGATTGTGAATTATGAAAGAAGATAGTTAATATCATCTATGCTTACCTTACCATCTACAAGGGCATCTGCAATCTGTCCTTTCTTTTCAACAAGTTCCTCAATACGTTCATCAATGGTATTTTTACAAACAAGTGTAATTATATTAACTGTTCCTTTTGTGCCAATTCGGTGAGCTCTATCTTCTGCCTGTGCTTTTAATGCCATGTTCCAAGGGCTGTCTAAGAATATAACATTCTGTGCGGCAGTTAATGTAAGTCCTGTTCCCATTGCTCCTATTGTTCCTATAATTACTTTGCATTTATCATCAGTTTGAAATCTATTCACCTCTTTCATGCGTTCGTCTGCTTTAGCTGCTCCGGTGATATAAGCTGGGTTATAAGATTTCAATTTCTCTCTTGCTATTTCTGTCATTGATTCCCAATTACTGAATATAATAGCTTTCTGACCGCCTGCTACAATCTCTTGTACTAATTCAACCATCCTATCCATTTTAGCGGATTCTTTAATTGTATTTGATAATATACCAGTCCATCCAGTTGTTTGTCTTAATCTAATCATCATTGAAAGCGGATTATTTGAGAATTTAATCTTCTGTAAATCGCTCATAACACCATTATATACTTCTTTATATATCTGGTTCTGTTTAGGTGTCATATCTACATATTCAATCTTTCTTATCTTTTCTGGCAAATCAAGAACCTCTGTCTTTAATCTTCTAAGCATAATGTTATCCATCATTGTCCTTATTTCTTCAAGATTCTTATATCCAACGACCTGCGAACCCCCCCATCCGCCTAATGTACAGTAATGTTGTTTGAACTGGTAAAAGCTATGATTCTCATATCCCAACCATTTCATAGGGAAGTATAAATCAAGTGGATTGTTCATAAGTGGTGTTCCACTCATAGCAACCATATATTTTGCAGTAACATTTATCATTGCCCTACTCTGTAGTGAAGTAGGTTCTTTTGATTTGTGACATTCATCAAAAGCTATAACTGATATTGTTCCGTTTTTGCAAAGTTCCTGTAACTTTTCTGCAATAGGGAAATGATATTTGCTTTTACTTATTTTTTCAGCTCCAGCTCTTAACGTTTCAATATTGGTAATAATGTATCTGCAATCTGGAAGATTGTTCAAATCTTCAAGCTTATCTTTTGTACTTCCTTCATAAGCTTTTCCTGTAGTTTTTCTAAAACGTGTGCCAAGAACCCATCCTTTTTCGTTAGAATGTATTTCAATTTCTGACTGCCAATTATATTTGAGTGAGTTTACACCACAAACGATAAGCACTTTATTGATTGTGTCTGTTTTTTCAAGACAACCGACAAAGTCTATAATCTGTTTTGTTTTTCCAAGTCCTTGGTCGTCACATAACAGGAATTTCTTCTTATTCAACCCAAATCTTACACCGTCAATCTGATGGTTGAAGGGCTTTGTCTTGAACTCAAAATCTTTTGGTATATCTATTTCAAATTCCTGCTTATGCAAATCTTCATATATTCCGGATATTTGAATTTCTTCATTCTCAAATTTGTTACAAAGAGAAATAATATTATTTATAGGAATTTCCCATGCTCTTGTATTTGGGTTATAAACCCTTGTTCCCATTTGCTTAATAAATGAAACAATATCCGGGTTATAATCGAAAGATACAAATGCTGATTTTTTAACAAGTATATTGTTGGAGAGCTTGTCAGGCTGTCCGATATGTATTCTAATCATTTACTAATTCCTCCTCCTGCTAAAATCATTTCAATTGCAAACTCTCTGGAACACATTTCAACCCCATCCCATCTGTTCCTTTCAATCATCTTATTTGCCTCTATGTAAGCATTTTCTTTATTGTATCCACAACTCATCAACCAATTTACTATTTTTTTCATTTTACTTATCTCCTTTCTTTATTATGTTTATATTGTAACACATAAAAATATAAAATGCAAGTGATTTACATAAAAAATAAGGGAGAAATAAATCTCCCTTATACATTAAATGATATTTGGTTGTGTTATATTTTGCAATGTTTCAAGATGCTTTTTGAATATTTCCTTTTCATCTAAATTACAAGTCATATATAATTCAGATAGCATTTTTTGGATGGTAGAGAGTAGAATTTCAAGATTTTCTTTTGTTCTATTTCTCATATAAGAAACAAACAAACCTTGAATATCTGTAATGGTTTCATCCACATTACTTTCTGGAACAAGGTCAATATTCATCTTATCTACAAGCGCCAAGATTAAGAATGCATCAACGTCAAAGTGCTTTTTCAATTCATTTTCCGCCAGCTCTTTGGCTACTGGAATACTTTCTTGAAATGTCATATAATCACTCCTACATTGCTAACATCTGCCTTATCCAAGCAGTTTTTTCCACGAATTTCTTATGGCATTTTTCCCATTTCTCTTCCATTTCTTCGGTTGGAGTAAATACTTTGGAAATCTCTTCTATATCTTTCACAGCCCTGTCGTGCAGATATCCAGCGTGTTTCAATTCATCATTAGCCATTTCTTTATAACGATTTGCCCAAGCTGTATCTCCTTTTGCCTTGCATTCAACATACTTTTCAGCATATTCTTTAGCACCACAGATCTCTTCCTCAATATGTTCAGCTAACTTCTTTATTTTCGTCATTATAATCAACTCCTAACTTTTCTAATATTAAATCAATCTTTCTGTCCTGTTCAGATAAGTGTCCATGTATCTCTTTTACCACCGAAGATAGTAAGTCTCCGGCGGTATTTTGAGATAAGTTCTCATTTAGATTCTTAACCCTTATGACAAAAGACAGTATATTCAATATGTCTAATATATCAAACTGTGTATTATCCATTAGATTTTCTCAACCACAAGTGCAAGATTTTGAGCAGTTACCGCCTGCCCACTGATAACGATTGTAAGATTTGCTGTGTCACAATCGCAGTTTAATCTTACAAGCGCAGTTATAGGAAGTGTTACAATATCACCTATTGCTGTTGCTGTTGCAAGGGCTGTTGCTCCTTGAACTGGTGCTCCATCTTTGTATAATGTGGCTGTCACATTTCCTACGGCAGTAGCGGCAACAGATACACTTGCATCTACATCATAATAACCAGCCCCTCCGCAAGCATTTCCTATAGAAACACCATTTCCGCCTAATTGACAATATTTCCCATATCTTCTAATTACTGTAGATGGCACATAAGTACCACCAATACCAATAGCTGTTCCTGTTGTAGTATTTACAACATATATTCCTGATTTACAACTCATATTATTATCTCCTTTCAATTAAAAAGAGGAATACCAACAAGGCATTCCCCTAATGATTTAAAAACCTTGTCTAAATGACTAAATATTAACTCCATTATTGCAACATGGGTTACTCCAGCAAGGACTCATGCCTGCTGTGTATGTTGTCGCATTTGGATATCTTATCACTCCACACATAGCGGACTGAAGCTGAAGCTGATTAACCTGAGCCTGCAAGCTCTCAATCTTATTCTGTGCCATAGCATCAAGAATCTTCTGTGTCTGTGCCGTTGTGTTAGCGTTAATAGCGGCAGTATTGATAGCACCATTGTAATTAACACCATCAATAGCTCTCTGTGTTGTACAGCAACAATCCGCAACCTGTTGCTGAACTGTGTTGAAGTTACGAAGTGTTTCGTAACCTAAATTACAGATTCCATTCTGTAATCCCTGATAGTCATGCTGAAGGTTGTCATTCAGTCTTCCAACTGCATTCTCAAGATTGTTGAAATTCATAGCATTGCAAAGACCTGCCTCTGTAACTGGTTCTCCGTTTACATTTCTGGCTCCTCCAAAGAAACCACCTCCGCCAATAAGCAAGAGGATTAAAAGGGCGAAAATCCACATTCCGCCACCACCTGCACCACCGAACATACCGTCTTTGCTGTCGGTAACAGCGGCGATATCTGCTAATGATACTCCATCTGTCATGATGTACTCCTTTCTGTTCTTTTTAGAACATTATATTTATTTGAATTTGCAAATTCCTTATTTAAGCTGAGACATAAATTCATCAACATTTATGCCTCTTTGCTGACATATAGAACGAACTGCCTGCTCAGGATTCATTCCTTTTCCACTAAGCATACTCATTATTCCTTTAACTTGATTTAGATTATTCATCATTGATTTGGCTTGACTAATTATCTGTGGATTTATCTGTTGTGAGGTTTGATTTTGACCTCGAAATAGACTGCTTGCCATTGTTCATCAACTCCTTTTTAAATTCTTCAAATTCTTGTCTACTTATATAGTCTGTATTTTCTGTGATGCTTATGTCCTCTTTCAATTCTGTAAATGAAAATGTCCTTATAGATGGAAACCCAGCTCCATCAGTTGATTTAACGTACATTACATCATTGTTGGAATCAAATAGAGCTACTGTGGAATTAGCTGGCATTTGATACGCTTTTGCTCCGTTAATTCCATTCACTCTTATTAAATTTTGAGTTGGTTCGGGTTGGAAAAACTGTTGATTGTTCTGTGGCTGATTATACATTGTCTGCCCCATCAAAGCGGCATACGGGTTTTGGAAATTATTTTGAAACACGGCTCACATCTCCTTTTGCTGAATCATGTATATAGTCGGACTGTATAGCGTTGATTACTCTTAATATGTACATAATCGGAATATCTCCTAATTCCGGTTTACTTATAATACTGATAATGTTCATATTTCAACACCTCCTATCTATGTATTTATAGTAAAATAAAAAGAACACATTCACAATGTAATGAATGTGTTCTAATTGTTGACATCAATATTTAATTTGCGATATATACAATATTTAGTTTTTTAATTCACACTACTTTTAAAATCTTCTTGTTTACTTTGCAACTAATTTTTCTTGCATAATCGTATGATATATGCAAGTCCTCTGCTATTTGTTCTAAGGGAACACCTTGTGACCTACGTTCAAAAACTACGATTTCAAGATTAACAAAATTGCATTCTTTTCTAAAGTATTGAAGTTCTTTATTTGTAAAGTCTGCTATTGTCATCTTCTTCTCCTTCTCCTTGTCCTTGTTCGTGATCTCGGTCTCCTACTTGATCTTTTAATCTTGCGTATTGTCTGACGAGCCGCCATTATCAATATCTTCTACCCCATCGATATAATTGTTATGACTCGCATTATCCGACTCTTGGGTAACTGTGGTCTCTTCAACGGGTAGATTCCATGCATACAACCAAGCCATGTTTGTTCCGAATAATAATAGCAGAGCAATCAAAAAAAGAACAAACCATCTCTTTGATGTAGCTTTGACCTCATGTAATAATTCGCTTGCAAGACTATTTTCTTGCTTTGTGTCTCCATCCATCTTATCAATCCTCCTTTACTTCAGGCAATCCTGTCACACTTGTTAATATTGATACCACCCCAGCCACAACCGAGGCAGATGCAACCATCAGCCAGTCAATGTCACTTATGACAAGACTTGAACCTATAACACCGATTGCAGTTTGTGCCATTGTCTTAATAGCTCTAACTCCTGCCGCTTTGAACCATTTCTTTGTAAACATAATATCACGCGCCTTTCTCAAGACCATCTATTTTATCGTTGGCTGTCTTTTGTCTTTCGTCAAGTATATCAACTGCCTTTTCCAGTTGATACACCCTTTCTATAACTCCATTGTGGATGTCTTGCTTGTGTTCAAGCTGTCCAATCTCTTGATGCATCAAGGCTAGTTCTGTCTTGATCTCCTGCACTGTCACGTCATGTTGTTTTCGGCTCGTGAATATAACCCCTATAAGAGTCAATCCGCCTGTGACTACTGATGTGGTTATTGCGATAATAAACTCCATCATACTTTACACCCCCAACAGTTTATTGACTCTAGCCTGTACTGCTGACGGATTATATCCAGCCGCCCTAAGTCTTTCAGAGCGTTCTGGCTCATTTCCATACTTGCCTGATATAACCTCATGTGCCACAGCATTTATGATTTTATCCTCACTGAGCTGTGAAGCCTTAACAAGCTTGTTGACTCTAGCCTGTACCTTGTTATAGTCATAACCTGCCGCCTTGAGTCTGCTCTTTCTGCTGTCGCCATTGCCCCACTTACCACCTAAAACTTCTCTTGCTATAGCATCCACAGACTTCTTCACCGATGTGGTAGCAGTCCTGACTCTGCCAGCGAGATGACGCCATGCACCTGAGTTCAGATAGCACTTATTGAGGTCTAACTCTCCATCATATCCTGCAAGTTTGCCATGTGATGTGTACTGTCTCATAGTGCAAGTATATGCGCCCTCGTTCCAAGGGTGTAGCTGGTAGCCTGTTGGATTGTTGTCCTCATACTGAGCCACCCACAGCCTATAGCCTGCCTTACGTACTGCATCTTTGGCTGACTTCTGAATATATATTACAGGTCTTACTTTTGTTTTATCTTTGACATAGCTACACCACTTAGAGCACCACTCAAGATCACTCACACCAAACTGCGGGTTGTTCCTGCTCTCCCAGTCAAGTACAATGACAGCTTTTCCGATATATTTCTTGACTACAGTCAAAAAGTGGTCTGCCTCTGCCTTGTAGTCACCGCCATTTGCGTAATGATACACGCCGAGTAGCTTCTTTTTGTTCTGCACTGCTGTGGCGTGGCTGTCAAGATATCTGTTTGTGTAGTCCGTGCCTTCTGTCGCTTTGATTATACAAAAATCAAACGGCACTTTAGCAAGGTTGATATTGTTATCTCCTTGCCACGCTGATATGTCTATTCCATTCATGTGCTACACCTCTTTAAAAAAGCGTCATAAGCGGTGTTTCCCAGCTATATGCATTTGAGTTGATATTATCAACAAGACCAGTTAGCAGTTTTAACGCATCGCAAATCTGTAGAAGCGAATTACCGACAGCTTCAAGCGTCACGTTTGGGTTCAAATGTGTTCCAAGCGAATCCGTTATAGTAATATTTGCGGCCGCTGAAGTAGCCGCCGAACTTATCGAGCTTGATACACCGCTCATAGTTTCGTTGATACTATACAGTGCACTTAATAAATCCGATGTAGCCTCACTAGATAATAGATAAGGCGCACGGCGTACGATACTAACGTCTGTGCCTGTTAACTGAATAGCATACAATTCGCCATAAGCGTCCATATCGCCCTTGTATATATTACCTGTCGGGACTGTCGGCAATGCAATAGTGCTTCCAGCCGGCGTTGGCGTTCCTTTGATTAACTCAAGATTCATCGACTCCACGCCAAGTTCGTCTCTGTGATAGTGTACTACTATATAATCAATCCTATTGTAGCCAGCAGTACCGGGTTCAATGTCAAATGTCTCCGACTCGCCATAGTTAATACGCCCTTGGCATCCCTGTAATATATAATCGCCCTCATATATTACCACAGTATTTGTGCTTGGATGCTTTGCCGCAAGAAGTCCAAACTTAGCGTTATATGTTTTTTTGTTTGAACCCGTAGTCCACTCAAAACCATCTGACAATAATATGCCATCACGTCCAGACAGTCCATAATGCATAGCCCGGTCATCCTCTGCTTGCACGTGTGCAATGCCTGTTGCTCCTGTTATTATTTTCACAGTTTTTACCCTCCTTGTTTTTATTTATTATATTACAAAATTATGATGTTGTAAATGTGTAGGATATTACACCATTCTCCACATTAACCACAACGTTAGATATAGTCGCCTTTGTCTTTATGTCCATAAGGTCGTCATAACCACCGACTATATCACCGACTGCATACGCCCCATCTCTAACCTCAACTTTTAGCGGTGTGTCTGCAATAAGTTCTTTCAGCTTTGCCGTTCCGCTTGTCTTTAGGTCGTCCACATCTTTAGCATTAGGGTAGTCATATACTTGCGTGTATTCATCCGCCCCAACTATGCTCCGCACTGTGGATATGCGCCCTTGCGTGTCAGCGTAAAGGTCAATACGCATCCTGTCCTTTAATTCTCCACTTCCAAGACATACCAAATGGTTGACTTTATGTGATGTTTTTGTTGTGGTTATGTTGGTCTGCACATACAGGCTCTTACTTGTCCAGTCAATCGGCTGTCTGTATGTGATGACTACCTTGTGATATTTAGCTGACCACGCAAGATACAGGCTTAGCCCTGTCTTTGTCTCAAGCGCATTAAGTAAGTACAGCACACTGCAATACCTTGCTATCTGATAGTTGCTCAGCGTAATCCATGTGAGGTTAGGGTCTATCATATACAGATAGTCAAGGTTATTATCTGCAAGTATGCTATCAAGTATATCTGCAAGATTGCCGCTTACCACTTTGTAATCTTGTCCGCTGTCTGGTGCTATAATCTTGCTGTTGAGCAGTCCCCTAAAACTTCGCCCGCTCGCTACAATGCTGTCATCACTTGTATTATGCGCTATGCTGTCAATGATACCGCCGTACTCAGTACCAGGTATATACAGATATGTCGCTGTGCTCAGCTTGTCATATATAGCCCTTGTTGCTGTTAGCTTATAATCCATTGTGTTGGTGGTGCCAAAATCAAGACTATAATCGGTATATATAACACCCTGTTCGGCTAGTGCCTTGTTTGCAAGTATTATATCCATGTCGGCTCACTCCTCTCTGCTATTAACGTCAAATCAAAATCAAAGTTATCATTCCACAGAATCGCCTGTGTACCTGTCTCAAACTCTGCCTTGTGTAGCATGTCATCAGATACACGGCGACTGAATATATTACCACCGTTAATATCTATTGTGCGTGTGGCTGTGTTGATAGTCATTACCTGCCCCACATCAAGCCCTATTCCTTGTGCTCCATAGGTGTAATTTCCTACACGTATGATCGGCGATGCAATAGCCTCATTTGGTCTTATCTTGATGAGCACATCATATAGCCCGCTGTCAGCCATATCCACACTTGCATTAGTAGACAGTACCGCATTATAGCCGTATGGGTAGCCGTATGGGTAGCCCTTACCCTCAAACACTGTAGTGTCTGCATACTTGTATGTGTGTATAATGTCCTTATGCCAGCCCGGACTTGCCGAGTCAATAGATACAGTATATTCTATTGTGGACATTTGCCGCATGATAAAGCTTGCAGGACGTGTGCAGGCTGTCAGTCTGCACTTAAGATACCAACCTTTATAATATAATCTGCCATATGTGCCATGCGTGGTATCGTACTCTAACATGTTAGTCAGTCGTTTTAGCGCGTACTGATATGCATTATGAGTTGCCCCGCTTATAACTACTTTTATTGACCTGTCGCCTGTCTGTCTTATGCCGTTCTCCCATGTGTAGTCAAATATATCTGTGTCCGCCAACATCATGTAAGGCGGACGGACGAGGCTTACTACCTCGCCCTTTGAATTTTGATAATATAGGTCATTTCTTTTCATCATATTATGCAAACCCTCCTACTATACTTGTTTTTGGTGTAGTGTCAAGCACTCGCCCTGCCTTACGTCCGTCAATATTAACTGCTATGCCAGCCAACTTGATACCCTGCGCTGTAGCCTTGCCCATTTGCTTGTAATCAATGCCTGCTTGTGTCTGCTTGTTAGCGGCTGTCTGAGATATTGCCAGTGACTTAGCAAGTGCCGCATCGCTATTCTTAACGCTCGTGGTAATCTCATCCGATACTCTGAACTGTACCACCTGCGATGCACGTATGCGCTTAAATGCCGCTGTGGTCTTATCGCCTAAGTGCTCTACAGCCTTAACCACTGTATCCTCATTTCTCGTGATACCTTCTGCAACACCGAGTGCTAAGAACTTGCCAACCTCATCACGCATCACTCTAGACGGCGAGTGAATCCCAAAAAAGTTCTTTAACTTGTCGGTCACATTGTTGACAAATCCGCTTATCTTATCTGTCAGCCAACCAAACTTATTACTTATTCCGTTCCAGATACCCTCTACGATATTACCACCGATTTCGAGCATCTTGTCCGGCAGTTCTTTGATTCCGTTCACAATATTATCTTTAAAATCTGAGCCTGCTTGTTTTGCCTTATTTGCAAAATCAGTAGCAAAACTTTTGACTTTCTCAATGACTGCATCAACCTTTTCCTTGACCTTGCCCGGTAGCTCCTTGATGTAGTCAATTACATTCGTTAAAAAGTTTCTGCCGGCTTCAACTGCCTTATCTTTTGTATTACTTGCAAAGTCAGCAAACTTGTTTATAGCAGGACTTAACACATCATTCCACAGGTTGCTTGGTAGGTTCTTGAGTCCATCTATTATAGCCTTAATTATACTAGGAAGTGCCTTAACTAACGCTACCACAATCTTAGGTATAGCTTTGACTATCGTCATAAACAGGGTAAGTGACACATTGAGCATTGTCGGTATCTGCTCGGATATGAATGTGACTATAGCCTCAATAAGTTGTGGCAACGCTTCTATAATCATCACTATGATGTTCGGTAATGCCTCAACAAGTGAGGTGAAAATCTGCATAAATGCATTTTGTAAAGCTGGGAGATTCTCAACTAGTGCATTGGCTAATGTCTGAATCAGTTGTATTGCAAATTGAACTATTTGAGTCAGATTTTCGCCGGTCAGCAATGTAGTTAGCTGTGTTAATAGATCAACAAACGCTTGCACAAGCACATCAACATTTTCTAAAAGACCTTGTGCTAAGGCTTCAATCAACTGAATACTGAGGTCAATAAATTGTGGGAGCATAGAAACAATCGTGTCAATTATTTGTGGGAAAATATTCTGAAATGCTTGTTTGAGTTCAGGCCCTAATTTTTTAAATGAATTCAAAATTTTTGGAATTAGTTTTTGAATAGTGTTTAAAAGATTAGGTAACCCCTTTGCAATTCCCAATAATAATTCAGTAATTATATCAGTGCCAGCTTGAATCAGTTGAGGGGCAAGTTGTGTTAATAATTCAGGTATTTTTTCCAAGATTGTCGGAAGTAACTTCGCTATAAGTGAGGTTGCTCCTTTTAGTGCAATCTCAATACGAGGCATGATATTCTTTGACCATGTACTTACTGATTCAACAAATTGATTTACAAGTGTGTCAAAATCTGCTTGATCGTCTGCTACACCAACAAGTAAGTTCTCCCAAGCCGCCTTCATAGTATTTGTAGACCCCTCGATTGTGGACGCCGCCTCTTTTGATGTTGTGCCAGCAATTCCAAGGCTTGTCTGCATTACAGATATAGCATTGATGATATTTTCAAAATCTAAAGAGCCATCTTCAACGGTCAGATTCAAGTCTTTTTGAATATCGGTCATTTTAGCGGCGTCTGATATAAGACGTTGCATCTCTTCTTTTGTGCCACCATATCCAAGCTTCAAGTTGTCAAGCATGGTATAATTCTGCTTGGCAAAACCTTGATATGCGTTCTGAATCATTTCCATGCTTGTGCCCATCTTGTTAGCATTATCAGACATATCTACGATAGCACGATTACCAACTTCTGCCGCTTTCTCAGTATCTCCCCCTAATGATTGTACGAGTGAAGCACTGAAGCCTGTAATCTGTTCCATATAGGCATTAGCCGATAATCCAGCTGTAATATAAGCTTTTTTCGCATTTTTCATAACAGTTGACTGGGCGTTCATTAAAGAGTTATATTTATCTTCCACTTCATCAACCGTTTTCCCAACGGATTTGGCGTATTCTTCAAGTGACTTATCACCTGCACCAAAAAGAGTATTAACTCCTCCAACTAACTGTTCGTAGCTTGAATACGCATCCACTGATTGCTTGACAAGCCCGGCAACTGCTGTTGATGTTAAACCGACGGCAACGCCAACTCCCTTGACTACAGCTGTGGCTCCGTGTACAGCACTTTTTGCCACGTTCCCAAATTTGGATAACTTATTACTGTCATCATCAACAGATTTTCCTACATCTTCAAATGATTTTTTTGCCTTGTTCTCAATATCTTTTAAATCTTTTTTTGCTTCGGATGAATCAAGTTCAGTTTCTATTGTGATTTTTCCGTCAGCCAAGGTTGTTCACCTCCTCAAATCTAGCAATTATAAAATAGTTCGTTTATATCATCCATTAGTTCTTCATCATATGTGGAATTTTCGTGTGGTAGACTCCATACTTCTTTATTCCTTCTACACTGAGTTTCATAGTCTGTATTATCTTTTTTCCAACTTCGTAAACTCATGATCTCCTTCAACATTGTATTATTCGGAAGACATAACAATAGTGCTTTAAATTTATGCCAGTGTAAATAATCAATGTTGATAAGGTCTATATGATAAGCCTGCATAAAAGCTCCATATATATATTCTCCATCAAGCACATAATCAAGAACTGGGTACCCAGAATCATCACTGAATTTTGGTGTTACGTTTGGATTATAAAAAAACTGTTGCACGGCTTGGATAAATACAGGATCCGTTGGAATATCTTTCGTAAACAAAAACAAATACTGGTCAAGTGTTGCATCTTGTTTGAATAGTTCTCCAACTTTTATCCAAGCTCGAAAATCTGTATTTATTAAAAAAGACCTGCCATTCACCTCAATGGCTTGTGGCAAGTCCTTATATCTTAAATCTATCATATTATTTTGCGAACCTATTAAGCTTGTCAAGATCAAGCTTAGATAATGTTTCCACAACTCCCATAATCTTAGTGAATCCTGCATCATCAAGCGTTTGGGTACGTCTTTCTGTCTCGAAGTTGTTTAGTGGATTATTGTATGCATCTACAATTCTGAGATAGATTATATTCAGATTGTTTGGATCAACTTTTGAAAAGTCACCAACAACTTCTTTTGTGGTCTCCTCACCTAAGAGCTGTGTGATTAGTGTATATATACCTTTACATTTATCCCTTAGTGAGCGTGAACTTGAATTTGTTCTGTCAACGTTTTCCAGCTTTTCTGCAATATCAAGATTATATTCTGGTAACTCATACTCTGTGTTGTTGATTATAACACTATAGTTAATCATATAATAGCCTCCTTATTATATAAGACATTATGTTATTGTTATATTGTTGCCTCTGCGGCTGTGAATGTTGGCGCACCCTCTGTGATAGTGTAAGTACCTTTCTCAATGTCACCACCAAGCTTGATTGAGAATGTAATCTTTCCGTCTACTGTATTGAGCACCTTAGATGTAATTGTTGCAACACATCTCCAAGCCTTCTTACCTGTGCCACCAAAGCACATAAGGAACGGAACCTTTACATCTGATCCAACAGGCATGTCGTAAAACTGCTGGAACATGAAATCATAGATTGGGTTGCCTTCATATGTGGCGATTTCCTGCGGAAGTTCTGGCTTGTTAGAATTGATCTCTGTTACAGCGTTTGCATAACAAATATAGTCCATATCCTCTTCCTGCTCACCCATCGTAAGCTCAAAGATTGTAGAATAGTCTATTCGTTTCCATGTACTTGTGGCAAAAGTTAAATCTTTGGCTGTGTCTAAAAACGGAATAAACTTATCTCTTGTAAGCTTTGTCATAGCATCTGCCATTTTTATCTCCTTTCTTCTAGGTATTCTATAAAGAATTGACCTTCATACCTTGCTAAATTTTGATTATCTGATGTGATGTAAACTTCGGGAGCTTTATAAGTCGACCCGATAGCATTAACCACATATCCTTCACCAAGATTTGGATAATCTTGATTATTATTTTTATCCTCAACAAATGATATAATATTCTCATATGCTTTCATAGCATCTAAGTTTATATCGCTTGTTCCATCATCATATTGCTTTATAAGTTCGATATTAAAAATAACTCGGACTTCTTTGGCTCCGTTTATAAATGTATTGAGTGTTAAACTTGCACCACTTGAGGTTACTGCGGATGTATCAGGTTCATAGGGAATCACATTGAAATATACATAGTTACCTATCTCAGGACAATCTATAAGCCATTTTGATATTTGTTCATATATATTCATTATGTTTTCCTCCTCAAATAATCCGTGATTTCTTGCGCTATATTGTCTCTATAACGTGCATAAGCTGGTTCTTCCCAGTGACTTGTAGCAAGAAAATGATCCTCATGTGTATAATTGAGTTTTTTCCCTTTCTTGCTAATACCTCGCCACTGATATCTTGAGTATTCCTGGATATAAGTGACTTCAAAGGGAACTGTGGTATCGGCTGTTGTTGAAAGGACTCCTTCATAATAAGGAACATACTTATCCATATATCTAGCACATACTGCCGCAGTTTCTAGTCCTACATCATCAGATTTTACAATATCATCAACGATTTTTAGAGGAATTTCCGCTTTAATTTTAACCGGCATATAATTTATACCCCACTCACTCTAAATTCAAAATTTGATGTGAATCTTTGTTGTACTTGCTCAATACTTCTTATATCACAAGTATCTGGTTCATAGTCATTTTTGATCTGAGTAATATTCTGAGCAGTTACATCCTCTGTTACTTCGCCTAAAATTATAACATCTTGTTCAGATAATGTATAATACCCTATTTTATCCGCAAGTTTTTTCCATTCTCTATACGGCAAGTATTTCCCAGTGAATGGAATCAAGATTGTAAAGGCCTGCCCCATTGAAACCACATTTCCATTTACTGTAGATACTCTATCTTTTTTATAAACGCAGTTTGTAATGATGGTTTTATACCAAACATCAATGTTGGTTGCTGAATCTTTTCTTTTCAGCTTATTCAGTAGGGTTATCGTTCCCTCCACGCTTATACACCCACCTTCCTCTGTAGAATAGTTGTGGATATGTAGGATAAAGATATTCAAGCATTATATTTTTGAATTTTGTCAAAATATAATCTTCAGAATCTTTATTAGTATCATATCCAAACGATTCTATTCCATTACTATATGAGGTTACATTTCCAACACCTTGTTTTGATGTATCATTATTCATGATTATATCAATCAGTTTAACCTCCAAACGCTGAACAACTTCCGGAGCATCTTCGAAGGTTGCTACCAACTTCGATAACTTACCATCTGTGATATAGTCCATCTTTGTCTCAGTGTCGAATTGTAAATTAGGAAATGCATCTTCTGTACACTTCCCACCTAACTGTCGATATTGTTCAAAAGTTAAATAACTCAAAAGATACATCCCCTTTCTTTACTCAGCGACAGGTGCAGAGGCTACACCGGTAGCTGACTTTTTATTTGTCTTTTTTGGCTTTGCTTCAACTCCTCCACTTTTCAGCAGGGAGTTGATAACATCCGGATTTTTTGTGACTAATTCACTGCCCTTTGGCATCTTTATAATCATTCAATCACCTCTTATGCCTCAGCATGAGTGCCATCATACCAGAATATTGTGTCTGGTGTAACAGCCTTTGTGCCGTAGTGGAAGAACAACTCAACTGCTACTGCCTCTGAAAGTGGAATACGCTCTGCTGAGTAAGGTTCACTCATAACTGGCTGAGCAATAGACTCCTTCATCATAATTTCAAATTTTGTTCCAGCCGGAAGTCTATTTGAATTATGACATCTTACTCCATGATACATGATGAATGATTCTGTTGTGGTGTCAACGTTAGTGTTTGTCACAGTATCAAGATACATTCTCATCTGAGAATATGTGTCTGCGTCAAATACTATATCCATCATATCACGTGGAAGTCCGTCTATATAGTCATTCTTGAGATTCTCCATTGTGAGGATTGCACCCTCAACGATCTCCTGAATAGCTGTTACTGCCTGAGCTGGCTTGTACTGAGTACCCTCAGACTTACCTATTGCGAAGAACTGTGTATCAAGCTCTGCCGCCATTCTCATAGCGTGATTAGCTGATCTCTTGGCTACAAGACCATCGACTCCGAGGAGCTTAATGTCCTTCTGCTCAATCTCTTCTACAAATTCCTTGTCTTGGTCGATTGCTACTGTTACAGTCTTGCCCTTAACAGCTTTTCCCTTACCAGCTGTTCTAGCTGTGCCATAGTTCTGTGATGCCGCATTAGCAAATCTCTTCGCCTCAACTGTGCCGGCTGTTGGATCTCCAGAAAGATCAGTGTTCTTGAGGCTTGTTGAAAGTGCCTGTTTCTGCACATTCGCAAGTACATCATCATATGCCTCTTTAAGTAGCATCTTACCAGATTCGCTACCATCAAGTAATACATTGAGTGACTCAATTCTTGTTGTGTTTGCCATAATTTAAAAACTCCTTTCGTGGTTTACCAAACAAGTGGATATTTCTTATCCTCTGTTGGTTTCGGGTCTGTTCCCGAAGTTGGTTTATTCTGTACCTTTGAGGTAAAATGTGGCTTTGTCTCTGGGTCAGTCTGTTCAGTAACAAATGCTCCTGCGTCCTGCTCCTTGTACTTACTTACATAATCATCAAACCCTATAAGATCTCCATCCTTCATCTTCAGTCGGTCAGCTGTTATGTCTGCAAGAAAAGCTTTCTTTGCTGAATTACTTGTAAACTTGAGTCCTGCTACCTTTTCCTTTATAGCGAACTCATAAGCCTGATCGGCTAACTTCTTTTCGTAGTCAGTCTTAGCAGTGTCATAGTTTGTCTGCAATGTTGCTAAATCTGTTTCCAAGTTCTTCAACTTTTCTGCATCTGTTCCCGCATTCTTTAACTTTGTTTGTAAGTCTTTAATATCTGCATCTCTCTGCTTGATATCCGTGTCATACTTATCCTTATAAGTATCACGTTCACCTTCTGCTTTCTCCAACTTGTTCTGAATATTGCTCATTTCTGAGATAGTCTTATAATTCTCATTCAGTAACTTTTCAAACTCTTCTTTCTTGTCTGATGGAATCTCAATCTGAAATGATTTGAGAATGTCATAAATATTCTTCATGCTACATTTTCCTCCTATATTCTAAAATAATTTATAAAACCCGCTTTCCGGGTTATGGAATAATTACATTTTGTATTATACATAAGTTATCCACATTTGTAAAGTAGTTATCAACAAGTTATACACAGGTTATAAACAATAAAAAAAGTTATCAACATTTGTTGATAACTTGTTGATAAATTTAGGCGAATTTGTTTATATCGAATCCTGGAACATAAGCTCTATCATATCTTGTCTTTAATCCCGCCCTTTTGCTAATATAGTAATATTGTTTTTTCAGCTGTCGAAGTTGGTCGACTTGTTTCTTATCATCACTTCCGGATTTTCGTAAAGCAACAATCTCATCTTGTTTATATCGCATTTGTGTTTCCAGGACTCGCATTTTTTGGCTAGCTTCATATCGTGTCATTGTCTTATCTTTAACAGTAATTTCTTTATTTGCATATTCTCTCAATTCTTTTAATTCGTTTGGTGTATAAGCAGGCTTAGAAACTCCCATTATAATATACTGTATCTTATGTTTACAATTACATGTTCCGATTTTTCTTTGCAAGCTATTATTCAGCTTACTAAATTCTTCAAATGTATATTGCTTACCCTGTACGTGTTGATGATCTTTAGCACATAATCCGTGAGCATCTATTTCCACACCATCTGCCCCGTATTGTCTGCCACATTCTTCTCTTATTCCGTCACTGAGTTTCCGAACTCCTTCTAAAATATTCATTCTAGCGGCACTGTCAATTCTTCTTGTAACACCACTGGAATACTGGATTTTAGCACCATTTGTTGATGTATTAATTATAAATTTCTTCATTGCATCGTCATAGTTATCCAATCCTTGTGACACTGCATCCACTGCAAAATCTATAGTATTTCTATACGTGTTTGATATTGCAGTTGTATTTGACATATTTATAAAAGTGTTCTTTGTGAGCTGTTTGGTGGAGTTAAGATAAGCCTGTAATCGTGCATTATCTTTAAATTTTGGCTGAGCTACATTTCCAGCTTTATACATGTTTACTACATCTTTGTATATATCATAGGCTACACGATCATATAATTTATCAATGTCGTTTAATGCCAGTCCGGTTTGCATAGATAAAAATGTGTTGATCTTATCAATATTAGCCCCCATTTTTGCCATTTGTTCTAAAGTATGTAAATTCTCAGGAGATAGATTACCTATCTCCTTGACCTGTTTTGCTAATAATGTAAGATAATAGATATTTACTTTTTCAAATCGACTGGCAATTATATAAGATATTTTTGTAATCTCATCATCCGTTATCACTGATTATTAGCTCCTTTATTCTTTAATTCTTCATCAACATCACTAGTTGCTTGTTGCTGTTTGGATTCATCTGAATCTAAATTAGATTCCGTATTCATACCTGAGAATATATCATTAAGCATTTTATTCTGATTTGCACTGTCTATTTTATCAATTTCTGCTTGAGCGGATTCTATAGATTCTCCTGTATACCAAGCTCTTATTTCAGCCTTACTTAAGATTCCAGCATTTTGAAGATTTAACTTTTGTTCCAACTCTGTGTCTGTGTCTGTTAATATACTATCTTTCCATTCAACATTTGTGTCATAGTCACCAGCTGGAATGAGATCATACAAATCACAGAAAATAGATATTGCATAAACGACATCCATTAAGCAGTTTTCCAAAGCGTCCTGAATAGCTGATATAGTGATATATGTTCTTTGTTTTAACAGCTTGATTTCTGTAGCTGTTCTTGCCTCGCTTTCAATCTGGGACAGTGTTCCTCTTGCAAGTCCGAGAATATCCTCTATTTTGTTAAGAATCATGTTGAGTCCATTTATATAATTAGCATCACGCAATACCGGAACCCATGCTTTATAAGTATCATCAGCTCCCATGTCTACACTTCTATAAAGCCTATTTTGGCAGTTATCAAGATTGGTCATCTTTCCAAAATAACCCTCGCTGAATGTGACAGCTGTCGGGTCAACATCAATAGCAAGCTGACCGCCATTATACTCCCAATCAAGTCTTGAAAACTGTTGATCTGCTCTTTCTATCATTTTCACAGCTGGACTGAAAATTGATATTCCAAGAGGACTGTCAAGATCAATGTTATTAGCCAACGGAACTTTGAAATAGCCAAAGAGTGACTTATCAACATTACTTATAGTAATAGGCTCCTCTGAAATACTTGCCCATCTAGGTACAGAAGAAAGAGGAATTTCCTTTCCAAGCTCTTGTTCTATGTCATCATCAGCATTTCTATATTGTGCCTTAAATGCTTTATTCTGAATGGTGATTTCATGTGTATTTTGGTTAAAGGTTTGTCGTTCTACTTTTGTATACAAAAAATTTCCAGTCACAAAAGAATCATGAAAAGCTATATCAATGATATTTCCATCATCATCAAAGGCAATCGGGTAAAAGTCACCTTGATAACTAAAATCCAAGTATATATTTCCATTACTAATATAAGGCTTTATAATCATTCCGCCTAGTGCAAGTGCCTTTTCAAGTGCCTGTGGGAGTTTCTTGATAAGTCTTTTTTGATAAATGCTATTGAGATATGTCGCTCTTGTTGTATCGTTTTCCTCATTTTTATCGGCATCAACTTCATCTTCTTTTCCAGGTTCTGTTATGCTTGTTTCCATTTCAGAAAGAACTTGCTGTTGTACAGACTGACATATCTGCTTTCCAAGACCGAGTGAATATACCCCATCAACATCACTTAACCAAGGGCTTTCATCCTTATATATGTCTTTCCAAAGTTCTAATGCATCTGACATTTCATCCGATATTGCACAATCAGTAATATCAGACATACCTTTATAACCAAGCATTTTTTCAAGTGCTTCATATAATAAATTTAACAATTTTCTTATCATGATAATCTCCTTTGGTAAATTTAAAATCTATTATATATAATAACATGATTAGTTAATTTACACAACAACATAAAAAATAGACAAGACTTTTATGTCTTGTCTATTTGTGAGCTACTTGGAATTGATAATATCAAGTGGGATATTTATTTTAATCTTTACGTGCATGCTCTGCATCTTCTCCTATTCTACACACAAATCCATTGTGAACGAATGCTTCTCGCCGGGTTCCAACGTTACCGGTTCGATGACCTCACGTGCTAACATCATCGCTCCTGTAAAAGCATTTGCATAGCTCGCATATAATCCAACCTCTGATATGGTTAGTGGCGCATTGCCTGTGTTTTGTATAACCCTTGTAATATTTATTATAGAGCTTGAGAATTTCAGTGGTATAGCCTTTGTTTGTGTGACAATTTCATAGTCCTCTGTCACATTTTCAAGCTTTATATCTGCCACTGTCGCTGGTGTTGTGCCTGTTCCTAATACCAAATAAACTCCGGTTGCGGATGAGCTAGGCACATTTTTTAAAGGCAATAGTGCGCTAAACAACTGTTTAAGCCAGGAGTAACTTGCACTGGCTGATTTGCCTTCTGTAGTTTTACATACATCATAATTGCCTGAGGTGCTTTGAAGGTTTACACTAATAAGCCCGGCGAAATTATTTGTCAACATATATACTTCCTCCTTTAATCTAATGTATTATCTATCTCATGTGTCACTCGGCACTGCACCACGCCGGCTATCATTGTTGTGCTTAATATCTGTGAGTTCGATGTACCTGTTTGTATCTTTCCTATATTGCTAGCCATCACATCCGCCGAATCTGTTGGTTCTGTAGCCACTCCTTTTTCAGTGATAGCTGTGGCTATCTTGGTATTTCTATCACTGACAGATTTTTTTACTTGTGTCACAAAATCAACAAAGGATTTAGGCGGTGTAATATTCACATCTTCAAGACTTCGCACAACCTCTATACTGCACACCGCACTAGACCACTGCCGAATAATAACACCATCTTTATCAACCACTGTGACAACCACCTGAAAATGACACTTTCCAGCGTATACGCTTGCATTACTTCCGACTATCCAGCTAAACTCAATCGTATTTGGATCACCTGACCATTCACTCATAGTGTATATATCTGTGACTCTGTCGCCTGTGTCTCTGTCGATGTTGTCATAGTGTATTGAGATATTAAGTTGTGAATTTGAAACACCCTCAAGACTTTTATCTTTTGTGATCTCAAAATCTATAATAGTCGTGTCCTTGTCGTTCTGTACTATGCGGACTATTTTATCATCGACTGATTTTAAATTGATAATACGACCATCTGACATAGTACCTATATATTTCGCCATTTATTTGCTCCTTTCTGTATTTTCTAATTCACTGATATACATTGTAAGGTAATTTACACATTTTTGCAAGTCTTGGGCTTTTGAGTTATTATCCTTTCTACCGGCTCTGCTTATATATCGCAGGACTGTACCTAAATAAAACCCATCTGCATAATCCCAACGATTTCTATTTCCCCACGCTTCTATAACTTTGATACACTCATAAGGGTTATCTTTACCGCCATAATAACTAGCATGTGCATTGTCTTTATATTCTTGATCTATCATTTTCTTACCTTCCTTTATAAGCAGTTTAATGCTTCCATTGTTCTTTTCATTTTTGAAAACTGTCTAGCTATCCAATCAACCATTTCTTCATTAGTAGCCCAGTTATGAACAGAAGAAGAACTTTCAGCTAATCCGGATTCATATAAATAAGCATGTACAATCTCATGTCTCATTACTTTCTTAGCATATGTGGCTAAATCCTGAACAGAATCCTTGGTAGGCTGTAAAAATGCAACTCGTATTAGATGTATTGTGTGATCTATATAACCATCCATATCCTCAAATTTTGAATCCTTATCCTCTGATAAAAATTCAATTCTATATGATTGACCTAATATATCAACATTATCAGAAAACTCTTGTTTATAATCATACATTCTATGCACCTCTTCTCTTCCATACTTGTTCCATTGCATATCTTGTCATGTCGATGCTATGGTTGTCAGCGTCTGGATATGCTGATGTTGGATTACCTTCTTTGTCTAATACATACTCATACTTCTTAAATTCATTTGCAGTTTCCGGGCAACGTATAGGATCAATTACTATCTTAACAAGTGACTGCAACCACTTCATTCCATAACGTACAGATCCTGGACCTTTTTCTGCAGGTCTTGCATTTATTCCAAATGCTCTATAGTCAGCAACAGACTTTTCCTCTGAACTATCACAAGTGACTATATCGTATCTACCTACATTGTATTCATCTTTCAATACTTCGGCGGTATCAGGATTTTTCATTTTGTTGGTTCTAAATTCCTCAAATATATAAAGAATCATTCTAGCTTTATCATAATACATACAACCATAATGAAATGGATCTGGATACCAACCCCAGTCAACACCTCTATACAGTTTATCAAATCTTGCAATTTCATCATCTGTGATTCTGCGTATTTCAAGATTATCAAATACCTCAGTGCCGGTTCCAACAGCTATTCCCATATACTCATGTTCATAAGCTTTTGGATTTACTTCTTTGAGCCATTCAGCATCATCTATAAACTGCTTACCTAACCATTCTTTCGGGGCTTGTAAATATGTGGTATGTGATACAACTGTATCTGTTTTTAGCTTTTCCTTATCAATGTAATCATTCGCCCAGTTTCTTTTTGACTTCGGTGGATTCATTGACTTAAATACTATAAAGTCATCTCCGCCTCTTATTACAGACTGCTGAACTTTTCTTATTTCTTCCTCGCCTCCAAATTCATCAAACTCCTCAAACCACAAATATCCAATATATCCAAATGGAACTTTTATAGATTTAGACTTTTGAGCTTTGTCCAAACCTTTAAAAATGATTTTCTGTCCGGTTGGAAGATAAGTGGCTCTCATAGGAGATTTGGTTAATTTCCAAAGATGTCCGACTTCTAACTTTTCAATAGCCCACTCTATCTGAGAATATACAGACGTTTCTAGCGTATCACCGACTTTTCTGTAAATGACAGCATGTTTCATTTTATTTTCAGGCTTCATCATTCCAGTGATAATCTCTATAGATATGAATGAGGATTTAAGTGAGCCTCTTCCACCTGTAAGATCATAATATGTGTGTTGATTTCTTTTTATATCCTGATGAATAGCATAAAAAGCTTGTCCTATACAATTGAGCAATGATACATTATTAGTCATCTGATATTGTGGTTGCATCCTCTTCCTCCAATACTACATCTGGAATATCATCAACTATAGTGACAGCACATTCAACATTCAAGTTCTTGGCTTTGACATCTAATCTCCTTGCTAGTTCTCCTGCGGCTCTTGTTCTATCCTGTACAGATACATCCATATCAAACTGATCTTTAACTTCTCCCCTCATTACTGATGTGAGGTATTCCATTACTTCCTGAATGTCTGCAATCTTATCAGATTCAAGCCTTTCCATAATAGCCTCAATGTATTCCGCCACTTTAATGTTCTTTAAGAGATTACAACCTTGTACTGCGGCGGTCTTAGGACTATATCCTGCTTTAATAGCTGATTGAGTTATATTATTAGATTCTGTATAAGCTAATGCAAAGTTAATTTGTTTATTAGTCAAATGCTTTTTAGCTTCTCTTTCTCTCTCTGTTTCTTTAGTCATCTTTTACCTCCTGCCATATATCATTTAATGCTTTAATTACTTGTATTTGTGAGGGAGTTTCTATTATTTTATTTTTCCCTCTTTTAGCTATATACATCTTTATATATCTATCTTTTTCAGCACTATAAAATTGATATGTATTTATAATTATATATACATGTTTTTGTTTTAATGCTGATTGTAATTTATATATTATTTTACCTGTATCCATGTTCTCACCTGCCCCACCGGTTTTGAATTTTTTATTTATTATATATGATTTTATGCAAAAAATAAAGTATCTAACATAATTATATGTTAGATACTTGTTAATGTGTTGTTAATGTTTCTTTTTATAAAAAGCTCTTCTTGTCTCATAACAATCGGACTTTGTTTGGTTGTATTTCATCTTTGCATATCTATTTTGATCTAGTTCTTTTTTATACTGTATATATATACTGCAAACACTATGACAACCTACAAATCTATCTTCGCAGTCTTTACAATTTGTTTGATTATTCAAATATACCCCTTCTTATATTGAAACTGTGATCGTAGCGTGTTGCGCTGGCTGTACATCGGTTTCCTCACTCATATTTATTACTAGTCCTGAGGATAATGCCAGTGCCGCGTCTGAACCTATTTTCATATAAATAGTTTTATCCATACCGTCACAGCAACGGAATAAATCCCCAATACACAAAGTTTTGAATATACTACATTTGACCGGGTTCACTAAAACATCCATGCTCATATGCTAATTTATCCTCCTATTCTATAAACTTATATAAATCTTGCAATCTGCCACTGGATAAACAATCTGATCCATACATGCATCCACTATTGTCTGTCCATTATTCAAACATATTATTATTTCCTCTGTGCCTATAATATACACAAAATTATAGTCATCCTGTGCAAGTCTAAACACGGTCCCAGGATTAAGATCTGCTAGCACCTTAGCATTTGGGGTTGATATATTTACTACTACATTATTTTTCATATTATTGTCCTCCTTATTATATTATATAGTTATTGATAAAGTAGCACTTTTCACAATAATACACTTTTCCTCCTGACCAATCGTATCACAACAAACCTCCTGTTCTATCATATCCACAACATAAGATTGAGCTACTTTTAAATATATTTTGTGGGTTGATTTTAACATAAAAAGTTCACCCATTCCAACATCTTTAAAAGCGTAGGTTGTTTCATCTTTGTTCACCAGAACCTCCATATTATTTTACACCTCCTGTTCTGTTTTATCTTCCCATAATTTCTTATGATTATTTTCTGCTTGATACTTTCTCCAACATACTTCACCCATTCCTAGCTCTATAGCTTTTGGGTTTCGTAACTTTCTATTACATCTTTTACATATTGTTTGTTTAATTTCTTCCATTATTCCTCCACATCCCTAATTGTATTTGTACTGCTTTTTCCACATGTGAAAATTGTTTTCGGCTTAAATAAAAACACTTTTCACCTAAATATTTTTTCTCAATACTTAATATTTGCTCAGGAAGTACCCAAGATTTGACACTATGCATTAAGTACACATATGTATGTTGTGGTAGATAATCTTCTTTTGTTGTACAAGGAACAATCTGTATCATGTCCGAATAATCGTTATTTGTATTATTGCTAATAACAATACAAGGACGTTTTCCTCTCTGCCCGTGTGTATTTATTTTAGGTATCCTATCTAAGTCTACCCAATACACATCTCCTCTTGATATTATTTTATTTTTTGCTGTTATCATTATTCATCCTCACTCTCTATCTGATAAATCTATTTCTAATGTAGTCACCATCATGCTAACAAGACTTATTCCACATGTGATAACATTTCTCCATGTCTCATGCTCTAATATGATATAGTCATATATGGCATATAAACATAATCCAGCTAACATTATTGTTATAGCTATGTACACAAAATTTCTAAACATATGAACCTCCTTATTCCAGCTCACAATCAATACCAAGTATGATATTGTTGTATTCGTCATCCGTCATCTTGAACGGTGTTTCATCAGCTAATCTAGCAATATTCTTTTCTGCCATTCCTTTTTCTCTTGCATAATTAAGTACATCTGTTAATGTTCTCATATCTTCTCTCCTTTGCGTACTTCAAAATAATTTAATTTCCTATAAGTAGAATCCCAATAGCAATTATTAAAAGATATACACTCTTTATTTATAGTCATATCCAAATAATCTATATTTGAATCATACTCCTTTGCTATAGATTCGATTTCCTTGAGCTTTTCTGTGATTCTTGCTTCACACTCAGCTCTTGTAATTCTTGTATATTTATTTTTCATGTATATTACACCTCCATTCTTGTGTATGCTATCCTTTTCTGTCCAAGCGGCCATCCAGAATCTACAAAGCTCTGAACAAGTTTTTTCTTGGCATATACGCAAGGTTCAAAACCAGTGAATGACACAAACGTATTAGTTTCTGTGTCCAACATGCCAAAACCTCTATACCAGATGTTACCCAGCGCACCAAATTTATAATTTTTCATGTTTACTACCTTTATTATCTCCTTTTGTCTATTTGTAATTACTACCTGCTCTTCTAACTCCTTTACATCATTGTTCATATCTTCGTACCTCCTATTTTATGTGTTTGTTGTTCTCTATTAACTGTTTATATTGTAACACATACAAATAAGAATTGCAAGTGATTTTTGAAAAATAAATAAAAAAAATTCCGTACTCGCTATGGTCAAACGAATACGGAATCAAAGAAGAGAAACTAACAGAACACCAGTGAAGGCATGAACATTACAGCAAATACATAATAACATATTATCTTAAACAATGCAATACTAAATAATCAAGTGCTATATCTTCATCAATTAGTCCTGTTTTTATTCCGGATTCTACTTGCTGACAGAACAACATATTTCTTTTTACTTCTGATAAACTATACCCGCCTACATTTTTTGTGCATCCATATAGCTCACCTTTGGTTAGTCCTGTGCGTTCCATTGCTCCTTGTTTATCCTTACCAAGTCCTTGATATGCAAGTAAATTCCTAAATCCGTTATATAAAATTGAAGCTATCATCATAGCTGGTTCATTCTTACGCTTTGCCTCATCCAACTTTACAATAGCTTGATCTGTATATCCCCCTAGCACTGCATTAGTAAGCTCAAATGTTATATCTCCAATTTCTTTGTGAAATAATCCTTGGTTATTCAATAACTTAAAGACCGAATCTGTCTTAGGTGTCCATTCATTATCCGTATAATGTTCCTGCCACTGCTTGATCTTATCAATTTCCATCAGTATTCTACCATAATTATAATTACAATATTCAATTAAAGATAAAGCATTTTTTTTGCTTAAATCGGGTAAATCTCTATAAATGTATTGTTGTAGTACCTCAACACTTAAATGTGCAAATTCAGTTAAATTTTCCTTATTGTTGTGTGAAAATTTATCTCTCTTATCTAATGTATGATACCTTAGTATCAAATAGTTCTTACTCTTTTTAAAATCTTCTTTGATTTTATCCCAAACCGTTTCCGCTTTAAGATAAGATAGATCATCTGTCACAATATAACATTTTACAGATTTATTAAGGCTCTTTTTTCCACTTTGCTTTATAACGCTTGCTACAGTATCAACATATACTGCTTGTGCTTGAGTTACACTCAATATCTGCTTAATGTACATATCTAATATAGTTTGTTCTTGTCCGTACAACACTAAATAATGAGGAATATCATTACCAGCAATCTTCTTCATCAGTTTCGACAGTTCCAAGTATCTCACTCCTCTCTGGTGGATTTTTCAAAAGTGGAGAAGGTGTAATATATACATGACTCCAGTCTATGCTCGATTTCTTCAACTGCTTACATACAATTCTCCACTGTTTGGAGAACCACGCTCTATATTTCTTTGTCTCGTTTGTTGTCAAAATAATACTCCTTTCTTTTTCTTGATGGGTTTAGGTTTTGCCTGCTTTATGGATTTTATATCATTACAAACATGACAAGCTATACTATATAAATATTCCTTGTCGTGCTTATTAAGTCTATGATACAAATCAAACCCGGTTGAACCATCAAAATCATAAAATACATAACCATACTGAGTTTCCATTATGTTCGGGTATTCTGCTTGCATTGCTACCAACTGCCTACTCAACTTGTCATACTGTTTATCTGTGAGCTTATTTGTATTTAGTTCATAGTATGCTATACTATTTAATATAATCTTACGCTGTAAATATTCAATTTTGGTCTTTATGTTCCATCGTCTGGGAAAGCTTTGCATATTCTTCCCGCCTTTCATATACACTATCTATATATTTCTTTAAGTCTCATTCTTTACCTCCTCTAATAACGACACCAACATACATTCAATGCTTGCTTTTTTATTAACACTCATCCTCTGTAGTTCCTGGGTACATTTCACAAGATGTTTTAAGCTGTTTTGATTGTATAATTCGGGATGATGTAAAAGCTCGGCTTTGAACATGAGCATAAATAATAAACAATCAATCTTATCTGTTTCTGTGGCTTTTGATCTTAACTGTGTAGTAGCTTTTAATATCTTTGTTCCGCTTTTAGCTTTCATTCCAGCTATAACATCAAGTACACAATCCTCAGTTCTTTCCAGTTCTGCTCTATCTCTCTTTGTGTCTGCTATATTTGTTGCATACTGCAAAATAAAGTCATCATCACAAACACTTTTTAATTCTTTCTGGGAGTAAGGTTCCATTGATATTACTGTTCCTCTACTCTTGATGGTTCCCAGCATATTATCTATGTTTTCAACAGTCATTATAAAATAAGCATTATTAGGTGGTTCTTCAACAACTTTGAGAAGTGCATTTTTAGCTTCTGTTCTCATATCATCAGCATTTCTGAAAATATAACAAGTCGGTTCTGTAATAGTATAAGCATTTTCTATTGTTTCTCGAACTTCTGCAATACTATTTCCCATGATTACTCCATGTGCATTTATCATTTTTATAATGACTTTTGCAAGTGTCAACCTACCACTTCCCAACGCTCCGGAAATGATTATAAATCTAGGAACTGACTTATTACAACGCCATTTGATAAGTGTCTGAATATTATTTTTCTGTCCTATCATAAATCTAATCTCCTAGCATCATTAAATTGTGCAAGAGCATTCTTTCTGATTCTTGATTTTGCAATTTCCGCATATTTATTTATATTTATTACTAAATACCCCATCATTTTTATTATTTCGTCTGTATCGTCTGTGACAGCAATTCTATTGAGTTCGCCATCTATCATATCCCTAATGTTACGAGATTCATTGTACATATCTAATTCTCCTTTCCGCAGTATATAAGTATTGATAATTCAACCAGTGTCTTAGCATCGTTTTCCCACTTAATCTGATTATTCAACGAAACTACAAACTCCATAATATCAAATAATGTATCATCAACAAGCTGTTCCAATTCATTTTCAAGTGTGTTAGGTAAGCTAATATAATTAAAATTCTTATACAACGCATACTTTTCAACTTCAAGAATGAACTTTGCAAAGTCTTTCATAAACTGCTTTACATCTTTTCCTGCATGATATATATTTTCGATGACTTCTATAGCATTTTCTGCTATCTTTTCATCCAGAGCACCAAAAAATTCCAATAATGTATCATAACTTTCTCCACCAATCACTTGTAGTACGTCAACTAATGTTAGCTTATCAGACATAGATAAACACTTATCCAACAAAGTAATAGCGTCACGCATTCCCCCATTTGCCACTTTAGCAATATACTCCACTGCATCCTCATTTACCATGATATTTTCCTTAGCTACAATATGATAAAGACGCTCAGTAATTCCAGATGTACTGATCTTCTGAAAATTGTATCGCTGAACTCTAGATAAAATAGTTCCCGGAATCTTCTGTGGATCGGTTGTGCAAAAAATAAATATTGTGAATTTTGGTGGTTCTTCAAGTGTCTTGAGCAATGCCTGCCAGGCTCCATTAGAAAGAGAATGACATTCATCCACAATGAATATTTTATATTCTGCATCAAGTGGTTTTCTCTTCGCATCATCTATAATTTGACGAACATTATCCACTCCGCTATTACTTGCGGCATCTACCTCAATAGGATTTCCCTTTCCATCATTTATCATATTTGCGAAGATTCTTGCAGATGTTGTCTTTCCTGTTCCTGCCGGCCCCGTAAACAAATATCCATGCTGGAATGTTTTTGTTTTAATCTGATTTTTTAATATGTCTTTTATTGCACCCTGCTCAGTAAGATCCTCAAACGAACGAGGTCGATATTTAGCCGCTAGTGATTCTTTTGCCATTATTCATTACCCTCCTTATATCTTAAATACTCTAAGAACTGTCGCTCATTCAAAACATACATATCAGTTTTATCATCTGGCGAAAATCTAAATGCAAGAACTCCCTCAAGTTTTCCTTGCTCATAAGTCTGTTCATACAGTTTTTGAAACCACCCCTTTTTAATGGAAAATGACTGGTTCTCAGTTGTAGGCGTTTTAGCCTCTATAAAGAATTTTTTTGTATGTACATCACCTCCGCCAAATCTTGTTCCACCGGAATTGCTCTGTATTTTTCCACCTGTTACCAGTGCTATATGCTTTTCTTGCTTATCTGAAAAATATCTAGTTGTCATAATGTATTACCTCTCTTTCATTGAACGCAGTAAAACCAATAGGAGTATTTGTTCCCCAATATTCATTATAGCAATCTATATAATCATTGCTGATACGTATAAATAAATGTCTTTCCCTTGATTTATCATACTTCTTTGCAAGGGCTTTTATCTCTTTTAATTTTTCTAATATCTGATTTTCACATTCTTCTCTATTCATTTTATATTTCCTCCCATTCTTTTATTGCGGATTTGTTATATTTTTTCGACGTGTTTCCCAACCCTTATATGCTCCCTTTCTTATGTTTTCTATCTGTTCAGGCGTTCTTTTTGGATGTTCAGTTTTTTCTAACAGAGTTTTACTAATTTTATCTCTACATTTATCAATTCTTCCGTTATACTCATTATTATATTTATAACTACACCATTCAAGATTTCTTACATCATTATTTCTTCCATTACAATCTTTATGATTTATAATTGGATAATTATTTGGATTTGGAATAAATGCTTGAGCTACTAATCTATGAACACTTTTTTGCTGAAGTATGCCCATCCTTACACAATATTACAAGCACATATCTATCACCTCCATTAAGTTTTAACAATCTTTCGGATAATGTATTATAAGGATGATTTTTATTATTTGTTTTTACAGTCCTTTTTAATGACTTAACTCGTCCTTTATTACTTACTTGATAAAGTCCTTCATAACCTTCTATGTCTTTCCAAATTTCTTCCATTATTTCTCACTTTCTATAATTGGTTCCCAGTGCTTTATTGAACTACGAATTACCCAACCCGTCCATGTTATAGCATCTATCTGTTCCATAATGTCTTTTAGTTTTTCTTTTGCTTCATCCTCGCTTTCTATTCGTATTAGCCCTACTTTTCCACTACACTCTGGACCGATGCCATAAAGTTTAGAAATCGGGTTTGTGAGATTTTTTCCACATACAAGACATTTTGATGTAGGTTCTGCTTTACCTTGTAAATTCATATAATACATCCCCCTTGTTTCTTTTATAACCTCACCCTGCATGATGCAAAGTGGCATCGGCTTTCCATTATTCCATTTATCCTGAAAATCAAAAGTAGATGTTGCCGTTTCCGTCATATACTTTTTAACGGTGATTTTATATGACTGTCCAACTTCCATTTTCTTAACTGGTGGACATAACCAATCAGTATTATCTTCTTTTCTTTTTCCATCAAGGGTAAACTCAAATGGTTTACCCTCTTCAAAATCTTGTTCTTTATATCTATGTATTTGTTTAAATATTTCTTTCATAATATTTCTCCTATATAAACTCCATGTAAGTTATCACACACGCTTCATCAAAATCAACCCCACTAAGTAATAAAGCATTACAATTATTTTTTGCTGTTTCATTGTTATGTATAAAAGAATAAATCTTCTCTAATGTTGTTCCTAATTTCTCTGCTTCAATTTCTGATCTTGTTTTCATACTAATCACCGTTTAACCTTTCTATGTATGTGTTATCTTTTAACTTGTTTATATTGTAACACATACAAAGATATATTACAAGTGATTTTTGAAAAATAAATAAAAAAGTTATCCACAATTTAATGTGGATAACTTGTTGATAACTAAGATTCTTCATTTAATAATTTCTCCAATTTTGAATAGAAATTTGTATAGTTATCATTTTCCTTTAGATATTCGACTAGCTTAGATTTACCTTGATATTTGCTTAATATTTCACCTGTTTCTATATCAACTAAAGAGAACCATGCTCCGCCCTGCACAACCAATCCCATCTTGATCGCCACGTCTACTGCATCTGATACATAGTCAATTCCTTCGAGATATTTTAATGTGTAGAAACCTACTTTTCTATCTGGTCGGCAAACTTTAGATTTCACAAGTGCTACATTGACTATATTACCTGCCGGATTTTCGCAAGCTCTTGAAAGATTGTTGCCTTTTTCGTCAATGTAGTTACCTTTTCTAAATTCAAGACGAGTGCTACAACTATGACGCCAAGCTCTCCCCCCTGTTGTAGTTGTTCCGCCATACATGCTATTCATGTCATCCCTGACTTGATTTATTCCTATAAATGCAGTTTGGGTACGTGCAAGAATCGGTGTTATTTTCTTACTAAACTCAGTAAGAGCCATACTTATGCCTCCGTATGTTCTTTCCCCGATCTGCTTTTCATTTGCCTGTGTGGAAACCATTGCTCCTATAGAATCTAATATGCAAAGACTTATTTCTCCGCTATCAACAAGATCAATTGTGATATTGAATACATCTTCCGCCCCCATGCTATCCGGGTCAAGATATATGATATTATCACAGTCAAGTCCTAGCTTTGTAGCCCATTCTGTATCAAATGTTCTTTCAATATCTATAAACAACACTTTTTTATCTGGAAACATCTTCTGAGCGTTTCCGGCAAGATCAATAGCGGTGGTTGTCTTTCCGCTTCCGTCTGCTCCATAGAACTCAGCTATTCTTCCAACCGGAATACCACCATATGTCATATAATTTAGACGACATGATGAAAACGGAATTTTCTGCACTTCCTGAAAATCAACACCGAGCTGAATATTTCCTACCTTCATTTTCTTATTTAAGTCTTTTATAATTAAATCAAGATTACTCATCTTTCTTCCTCCCGCTCTCTTAGTAGACAATAATTATAAGCCATACAGCCATCACAAGTCTGTCTTTGACATCCTTCCTCTAAATAATCAGCTCCATCTTCCATATAATCCGCTTCGCTCATTACTTTAACTCCTTTCTAAGATTATATTCATCATTATATGCTTTGATAGCATCTTTATATCCTTGTACAGTTCCAACTTCTCTATAGTCTTTTAATTCATCCAGCCAACCAGCTAACTGCATATATTGATTAGCTTCACAATGTAATCTAAGTGCATTAGGAAATAAACTATTTTGAGCCTTTGTTCTCCGCCGCTCGGATAAATTTTTATAATATAAAATAGCTTCATCAAGTGTTTTATTGTTCATGCTATATTTACCTCCTTACATCGAAGTTATCAAACTCACTCACAAGATTAGATTCTCTGTTTAATTTTTCAAATTTCCAAACTTCTGTAACATTGCTAGATAATCGCTCCACTGCTTGTTCCCATTCAACTATAAACTTTTCACAGTAGCTTAGAGGAAAATTATGATTATCTTGCCGATATTCATTTAACCGTTTTGCTCTTTCTTTTATATCTGTGCTCATGTATTTTCCTCCTTATTAGGATAATAATGTCCTGTTATTTCCTGATAACAGTCAGCATAACCTTGCTTATATCCTTTATTATAAGAGTCCCTATCATATTTCAGAGCTTGTATCAATTCTGCCTCATGCACAACTATTCCAACACTTTGCACTGCTCGTATAATATTTTCGTCCACTTGTGAGTTAATTTCTGAGGTGATTAACTCAATAGGACTTTCATATCCATTACACATTAGAATCACCCCCAGCCTCGCACTCTGTCATATTATTCCTCACTTTCTAATAACTCTGGATTATCAAATATGTTGCCGATTACCTCAATTTCGAAGTTCTCGGTGATAACCCATAAATCTCGTTTACGCGCAACGAATATTTCTATAATTGATTTAGTGCAAACCCAGCAATACTGATAATAGTCATCCCACCAAATTGCTATATAAAAATTACTGTTTTTATCTTTTACAATATCGTTCTCCCATATCAGCTTTCCGTTCTTGTCCTTTAAGCCTGTGCATTGACAGATTGTGGGTGGGTATACTTCAATCATATTAGGAACATCATTTGTCATTCCCCAAAGAATATATCTCTTTTCCCAAATGCCGTACAAGTACCCCTGCACCCATTCTCCGTTATCGGCTCTCTTTGCTTTGAATAAATATCTATCTTCCATATTCTCTCCTATTCCGCTTCTGATTGAAGCCATTTTAAGCATCTTTCTACATCACAATATTCCTCATAACACCCAAAACAATGTTGGTTGCATGAGGTATTAGATTCGCATTGACTTGTTATATTTGATAAAAAGTCTGTTAACTCTTCATCCGACATATTTCTTATCCTGTCGGCATTGGTCTGCTTATCACTCATTTTCTCCACCTCCCAATTCTTTCAGTTTTGCTTCGGCTTCTGATTCTGTGAGAAACCAGCTTTTGTTAAATTCTTCCCACAGTACGCCTAAAAACATTGGGTCAACTTCTCTTTCAAAAACCTTATCATCGACTATAAGATAAACCTTATCCCCAATAGCACATGGTAGCTTAGCAAGTTTTCTTTGTTCCTCTAAGTCCTCATAATCTTTTAACTTTCGATATACTGCGTCTATTTCTTCACAGTCTGACTCACAAGCACTTTCCCATAATTCATCATCTATCCATGATGGATTTCTTTCTGTTAGTCTCTCCATTCTTTACTCCTTTCTCATAATCCGGTATATGGTTAAATCTCTTATGTACCTTATTATATCTATGTGTTTCGATATAAGATTCCCATATATTATCGTTTGAATACTTATTATTATACCCAGCGTAAACCATTTGTTATTCTCCCTCACTATGATTTATATATTTGCTATTAGATAGTTCCATTTCTGTAATTCTTTTATTCATTACTTTTTTTAAACTATTAAGCATTTCATACCCCGCATCCATTCTTAACTTTACTTTCTTGTAGGCTCTTGAATATATAACAAGTGTCATTGTTTCAGCTTGTGCTATAAGCTCTGCCTGTGCCGTTTTATCTGCAACTGTCTTTCCTGTTGATTGTTCTCTTGCTGTTGAATATACTTCCTGTCTAATAGCTTTGCATGTATCTTCTTTGATGCCTAAATCTTCTTGTCCTGCCCCAACAAAATAAAGAATATTTGCAAGATTTAATATTTCAAAATCAAGCTCATTATCTGTTATATTCTGACTACATATCAACATATTACCTATCTTTTTCATTTCTTCATCAAGCTCGCCACAATACTTTGTTACAAGTTTATCTGATATTTCCTGTATTGTATCGCTTATGTTATCCACTTTTTTCATTATAGATTCAGCAGTTTTAGGTTGTTCGTCATTTACTTTTATTCCTTCTCTACGACTTGCCATTATAATTCCTCCGGTCATTATTCCCACATACTACCATATCTTCAAATGGTATTGTATAAGTATAACCGTCTTCAATCATTCTAAATTTTCCTAATAATGTTTCAGGAATCTTTTCTATGAGTTCATAATGCTTTTTAGTTATTTTATTCTTATAAATTTTTTCCATTATAATGCCTCCTTCCATACTCTGCTATCAATAATGCCTCTGCCATTCCGTCATGATCTTTCTTACATCTGTCTGTTGCTTTTAAATTCACATCCGGGAATAATCTCTTGCATACTTCAATAGATGTATTTTTGTCGGATGTACAGGAAAATTCTTTCTTCCATTTCTGCGGTGTGACAAGTTCATAAGGTATTCCATATGCTTTTAATACTCCTTGAATAAACCCAAAATTCATTCCAAAATTGAATGTACTTGATACTCCCTGCTTAGGCATTGCGTGGACGTGTTCAAGATAACAAACACATTCCTTATAATCTTGATAATAACCAAGTATAAGTAAAAGATCTTCCTCACTGTAGGCATGAACCCAAGTCTTATCCGGCTTTATAACTGCTATTCCGCCATTTTTTCCTGGATCAATTCCTATATATATCATTATTCCACCTCGTCTTTCCATTTAATTCCTATTATATCGTCACAGGGGCTATCGTTCCAGTTTAAATAACCATGCACAGTGAATTACTAACCACACACCATTTAATGCACAATAAGTCGCCTTCAGGCCGTATCTATCTTTATACGTTGAATTTTCTTGTTCTTTAACAAACTCCCACATATTTTTATGAAATTTCTTACATTCCTCTAGGGTCATCATTTTATCTCTCCTTACTCCATTCCACTCAAATACAGCACTATAATCACCTTCAAAATACTTATAAGCACACTGAATACAAATAAGCTTATGACCTTGACTTGATATAGAACCATCTATATTAACTTTTTTACCACATAGGACACAAGTATGTCTTAATTCAGCACTGCAATATGCACCATATTGTTCAAATACTCTTATATTTTCTTTATCAACTCCTTCATTTATTTCTGGTAATTTCTCAAATAAACTTATAAAAGGAGTTCCGTTGAATGTTGTCTTCATTTTTATTCTACCTTTCTGCATATAGATTTATATCTGCACCATCTACAATTACTTGTATCTTCTGTTTTTGGAGGGGCTATAAGTCTTTCAACATATCCTTCACATTCTGAAATATAATTGCACAACCAGTTTTTCATATCCTGCGTGACTTCAAATACTTCCGGAACTTCAAGTGTACATATATCTCTATTTTCATACATTACAAATGCCTTATCTAAATCCAAAACAGTACAATAACAAATAACCTGATTATGGTGCTGTTCCAAACAATGATTATCTAACTGGTTATATTTGAAAGAAACAACATTCTTGAACTCCCAAAGAAAATCCTCATTTGTAGATATTCTTCTTATAATTCCATCACACCTGAAAGATAGATTCAACGCAGTATCTATAAGATGTGTTTCTGCTCCCTGCTTTTCTTTCACGATCAAGGATTTACATTTACCGAACTTCTGTTTTTCTTTAACATATTCAGCAACATCAAGATATTTCCAATCATATCCCATTTTCTGTAAATTTAACAATGCATTTTGTAATGCTTCGTGCCTTGCTGTTCCTGTATCTGCCATCCCAGTAGAATTATATTCTACTGTTTCCGGGTCTTGTGGTGCTTTTGTACGAGTGAAATACATATTCCTCATACAATGCAATAATGACGGCTTATAGTAATTACTTCCTGTTCTCCGATCTCTCTGCTCTATCCTTTCAATACAACTCATAACATCGGTTAAAAATTTCTTATTTGCAGGAAGTTGTGGCTGATTGTTATTGATTAAATTTAATAGTTTTCTTGCCATTATTTTACCTCACTCTTTCTTTATAACATCCGAACCGTGAAATCCTTACGGTAAAAAGTCACTTGCTGTGGGTTAAGATATGTTGATTCTGCCCACCCCATTGCATCTATCGCAGCCATACCAAAAATACCATTGTATCGAAGAAAATCATATATTTCATCTGAGTTATGACAATGCTTACTTTTATGATTATGATTAAGTCTTACTACTGCCACAATACCGTTTGTAAACTCCATTTATTTTCGTTACCTTCTTGTGTGTTTGTTATCTTTTAACTTGTATATATTGTAACACATACAAAGATATATTACAAGTGATTTTTGAAAAAATAAATAAAAAACACCTCTCTATTTCTAGAGAGGTGCTACAATATGATATTTTTGTTGCACTACTAATTATATAATCATGCGTTTATATTGTCAAGTTCCTCATCTTCAAGTAGAGCTATAACCTGTGTTACTTTTCCGCTCTCAATCTTCAACGCATTTTCATTTCCGTAACAGATCTTCACTGTATCGTCCGGGTTAGCCTGCAACTGCTCTTTCAACATTGGAATATCCACACAACACACAAACGGCGCAAAGTCCTTGCTTTCCACATAGTTGATAGTCTCTGTAGATGCGTCCTTTTTACTATGAATATTGATACCCTTTCTTCCGAATGTGAAATATGCTCCATTCTTATCATATGGTTCAATGAATAGTGCAAGACGATCAAGTACGGAAAGAAGTAAATCCTTTGGTACTTTGCAAGAAGATGTAAATGCCTCATCAAGATAAGCGTTTACTTCATTAGCTGGGAAGTCCTCAACCCCTTCCATCAAACTTCCTTCAACAATCTGTGTATCTGTTACAAAAATAATTCTTTCAGGGTCACAAGTTACTTTTATATCTTCCTCCTTAAATAGGGAGATTAACGCCATCTGCTGTGCTGAAATCAATACTGGAAAATCCCATGCAAACATCTTAAATCCATTGAATGTAATTACATTTGCATCAGTTGAAATAACAGTATCTCCGCAATAGTAACCGGTTAGAGCCGGGTTCTCAAGTGTTTTTGCTAATGCTGATTTATTGATATTATAAGCCTGCATTATACTTGAAAGCTTAACGTCTGTCCACTTCTCAGGAGGTGCACCATACTCCTGATTCACATCTGGGAATGAGATAAGTCCTTCTTCATCTGAAATCAACGGAATCTTATAAATTCCGTTTGCTTTGACAAAAAGTACATCATCTTTTACAGATAAATCAATATCTTCCGAAGTTGTCTTTGCAATCAGTTTTCCAAACTTATCTGCATCTACTGTGATGTCCATATCGTCCCCAGCTACCTTGTCAATGATAATACATAATGTATTAGTCATGTCTGTTGTAAGTAATCTTAACTTTCCATCTGACAATTTAGCACCAATCATTGAGGTAATAGGAATAAGCTTATTAAATCCTGCTCCTTTAATTGCTTTGTTTACTGCTTCTTTCATTCTACTTGTTACTACCTTCATTCTTTTTCCTCCTTCAGTTCAAACTCATTAAAGAATAGGCTTCTTTGCGAAGCTCTACATTAGACTCAAATAACCCCCGGATTGTCGCGGTTCTTGTTTTAGCTCCTCGACTCTTAATACCTCTAGCTGTCATACAACTATGCTCCCCCTCAACAACAACCAACACATCATTTGATCCAGTAGCCAACTGAATAATATCAGCTATATCGGAACCAATTCTTTCCTGCAACTGTAGACGCTTTCCAACCATATCCGCAATCCGAGCAAATTTGCTTAGACCTAATACCTTTCCATTTGAAATATAAGCAATAGACACACTCATATTATACATCAAAGCTAGATGATGTTCACAATAACTGAAAATTGGAATATCCTTTACAACAACAAGATCCTCGTTATCTGTGCCAAAACATTTGCAGAATTTTTCTGCGATCTCATCGTTGGTATAGTTCATTCCCTCAAATACTTCCTCATACATCTTAGCTACTCTTTTTGGTGTATCTACAAGTCCGGGTCTTTCCGGGTTATCCCCTAAAGCAATTAAGATTTCTTTTACTGCCTTTTCAATATATTTTTTATCGAACTACGGTCTCTGTAATAACTAAATAATCTCTTACAATTCTTCTTAAACATGAAGTCTTCAACATTCTTATTACAACCCCCAGCAAAATACAATTCCAATATTTTATACCTCCACACTCTCTCCATACCAATTATAAGAGACTTCACAATCACATTTGAAAGGTAACTCTATTAAATGTGATGGTGCCATTCTCATAAGATATGATAATCTTTCTTTAGCTTCTTTAGCGTTCTCTTTTGGACATTCCCCAATAACTTCATCATGGACACAGATAAGTAAATGAAAATCTAATTCTTTCATTCTTTCATCATTATTAATGGAAATCATTGCCAGCTTTGCCATATCCGCTGCAGAACCTTGTACTCTGGCATTAACACACTGTCTCTCCGCCTGTGCTATAAATCCACCATTATCTTTGATTTTAATTCCTTCTGATAAGGCTTTCTGAATTATATCATTTTTCTTTTTCCAACCAAACGCCTTATCAAGTTGTTTGGTGTAACTATCTTTTACTTTCTTGGGGACTTCTGTTGATACTTCACTTCTGAAAGCTAACGGGTCAAAATTAGTTACTTTTCCGCTATATGAAAATTCATATCGTTCTAACTGCATATCGTGTAAATGTCTTCTTCTACCCCATGCAGTAGTTACATATCCTTCAGTTCTTGCCATTTCTTGTGAATCTTTAATGAACTGTGCAAGTTCCGGAAATGCTTTAAGCACTGCATCATATATTCCCTGGGCTTCCTTTGTTGAAACTCCAAGTTGCTCTGCAATAGATGGAATTTGTCTACCGTACAAAATTCCAAGTACTATGCTTTTGGCTTGTGTTCTTCTTTCCTTACCTGCAGGATTAACAGTTCCATCTTTACGAAATTCCTTACACTCTTCGTAAGACTGATGAAAAGCTAAGGAAGCAATAGTAGCATACATATCACGTCCATTTATAAATGCTTCTTTCATTCTTCTGTCATGTGATAAGTGTGCAGTTACCATTGGTTCTTGTTGTGAATAGTCTCCACCAATTAAGACATATCCATCTTGTGCTTTAAACATATGACGGATTTCTTTATTATGTGAAGGTATATTCTGAAGATTTGGGTCTTGCGAACTGAATCTTCCTGTTTTAGCGCCATACTGATTATAACTAGCATGAACTCTACCGTCTGACAATGCAATTTCTGGCATTTTATCAATATAAGTTCCAAGTAGTTTTTCCACATTTCGCACACCTAAAATAGCTTCGCATAGATTTTTTTCTTTCCCTTGTGCAAAGTGTTTTAGAATGTCCTCACCTGTTCCTCTAGGTGCTTTTTTATCTGGACTTTCTAACTTCAAGATATCATAAAATAATATAGCAAGCTGTGTTGGACTTGATAGTGAAATAGGGTCAGATAGCTTACTGGCGTTGCTGAATACTTTTGTATGTCCCCATTTTTTACCCTTGCTTGTTTGTGAATTTGAATATTCAGTTGAACCGTCTGGGTAAGTATTAGCATAAGTTGAACCCATTCTATAATTATCAATTTCATCTTTATACATTGCCAAGGCTTCATCTGCTTGCTTTTGTCTTTCTTCTCTTATCTTATGATATTTTTCATGCAGATTTTTACATACATCAAAATCAAGACATACACCTCTATCTTCCATATCTGCTACAACTGGAATGAGTGGCATTTCTATATTCCAGAATACATTATAAGGTCCAGCTAATACTCGTCTATTTAATAAGGTTTTTTGATACTCATATAATTCATAAGTCTTTATAGGGTCACCTGCCGCATATAGATATGCTGTGGATATTGGAATATTATCAAAAGTGACACCCTTAAATAATGAATCAAATGTCAAAGATTCTGTATCTTTGCTATTGCAGTATTTTGAATGCAGATCTTTCAATCTATGACTTTCTTCTTCATCTATACAGTATGCCGCCAGCATTGTATCCCAATAAGGTTTGAAATCAATTCCTAATGTCTTTCTACATACCCGGATATCATATTTTGCGTTATGAAAAATCCATCTAATATCCTTATGAAAATCTTTCATAATCTTTGAAACAGTTTCCTCATTCATCTGTTCCTTTGTTCGTACACCTGTAATATATGATTTATGATTGATTGGAATATAGGCGGCTTTCTGTCCTGGTGTATAAATACATCCACCAACTATATCTACAAGTAATGGATTTAACCCTGTGGTCTCTGTATCTAACGCACCCTCTCCAACTTGCTTCATTTCTTTCATGTATTCATATAATTGGTCAGGTTCTCTAATAAGAATATAATCATCCTTGTGTATTGCCAATTTTTGGTTAGCAATAGCAACTATGGATTGTATTTGAGCGGCAAGATTATTTCCGCAGCTCCTGATACTTGTTCTATTTGTTATTGTTTTAGATTTTTTGATTATATTCTTATCATTGCTTTTTGGTCTTGCAAATGATAATGCCATATAATCCTCCTATAACACGATACGTTCCATGACTGCTCTTGCTTCAAGAACTGCTATATAATCTGTCATTGCTTTAATCTGCATATTATATGTGCTTCTTGGACAAGTCGGTTCAAAATCTAATGTCCCTTCATCCCACTTTACAAGCATTGATTTAAGACCTCTATATCTGGTAACTAACTGATAATACTCAGCTTTAAATCTCTCCTTGTAGTCATTACTGTTCATCATTTCTACTGTATCTGACAACTTCATATTACATACCTGCCCTTCTGCTTGTTGATCTGCTTGCTCCTCGTCTTGATGGAAGTGGTTCAGTGTTTCTGCGTCTTACCTGTGTATTATCTTCATTATCTGCATCTGGAAAACTTCCGGTATCAAGGTATTCCTGCATTTCATCCGCTGATTTATCCATGATATATCCGCCTAAAAATTCAGGCTTTTCGTACTGTGAAATATCCATTGGTTCTGCTGGAGAAATCTGAATATCATATGTTGTTTTCTTGTCTCCTTTTTTTCCGTTTCTTATGATGTCAACTGGCTTCATTGTCATATCTCCCCAACGATTTACAAAATTCTTAATCTTTGGAATGAACGTCTTTCCACGATTCCAAATCTTAATCTTGCCATCCTGCTGATCAACCATTGCAAGCATCATTACAACCTGTGTCTTTAACCCTGCGGCACACATTGGGCAAACATCAAGTGGATCATCATAGTTTCTCAGACAATTCACAAATCTTGTCTTATCGTTACCGTCATCCCACTGCCCAACAACAGCCTGATGGCAAGCGAAGATATCCACATCTTCCATATCTTTTACCATAAGCTGTGCAGTAATCATGTCTCCATCGTTTGTCAACTTCAAGAACTCTGTGTCTGAATTGTTCCCATACTTGTCTACTTCATCATAATTGATCCTTCCCATTTCTTTTTTCCTTTCTTTTTTAGTTGTTTTAGCTTTTGAATGAACAACCTCCAGAACATTCGTTATAAGTCCATAAACGCAACCACTTATATTCCATTCATGTGCACACGAGTGATATTCCCAGCTTTATTCTCACTCAAGTTCCCAATCAACGCATTTTTCATATCCGGTGCTTTTCGTTTTGTCTGCCAGGAAGCACAGCCCTAGCGGGAGTCGAACCCGCAAATGTCGGAATCAAAGTCCGATGCCTTTCCTTTTGGCGATAAGGCTATAATATTTGGATCGTATTTCACAGAGTAGTTGCAAAATACAATAACGAATATAGAGGACTCAACCTACTCTATCAAGTCATATATTCTCCAAATATTTTATAACGTTTGTATCAATTACACAATACACGTCTGTATTCACTCCCTACCTCAACCACTTCCTCATTGATACAAGCTAAAATATATCAATACTACTACATCCACCTCAACCTACCTCAATTCCTCGTATTGATATATTAGTGTTTATATGTTATCGCTTCACATTGTTTTTACATCCTAGCAACCAACGCTCTAAGTTTCTCTTTCTTATGTGTTATCATTGCGTTAGCTGTTTTTCTGTCACATTTTATAAGGTTCATGATCTCGCTTGCAAGTTCAAAAAATGCATTATATTCTGATTCGTTTGCCTTATCCCAAGCATCCTCGTTAGTGTCTATATCAATGCTTTCTGTAAGTGCTTCAGCCTTTTCAAAATTGATAAATAATTCTTTTAACTTCATGTCTTTGTCCTCCATTTTATGTGTTTTTGTTGTTCTCTCTTAACTTGTTTATATTGTAACACATAAAAAGGTGAAATGCAAGTGATTTTTGAAATTTTTTAAAAAATAATTTTGCAATTCAGAAATTCTTCTTGCAGATCATTTATATCTCGATTATCTGAATATACAAGTTCTTTTATAATTTTTCCATGTACATTCTTTCTAAATCTTTCTGTTGCTTTTCTTCCTGCCTCGTCTGGATCAAATGCAAGAATATATTCACGCACAGGTAACTTATTCAATAGTTCATATTGTTTTTGATTTCCTGTTCCTATCATAGCCATAGCAGGTTTATCATATTTCCAACAAGTAAGACAATTTAAAAACGACTCTGTTATAAAAGCCACTTTATATTTTCCAGTGCTGAATCTATATCCTTGATATAACGGTTTATCAAGTCCCTTCGGAAGCCTGAAAAATTTGCCTTGAATACTTCGACTTGCAATGAACACACATCTTCCTTCAATGTCTCTAACTGGGAATGTAATTTCTTTTCGTTCTCTGTCATAACCTATATCAAACCTTTCTATAATTTCCTCTGTTAATCCTCTTTCATACATATAAGGATGAATATATCTATACTTATCTAATTCTTCTTCTGTGATAAAATGTCTATCACTTTGAATGCTGTCAACTCTATGACTACTGTCATTGAAAGTATTCCGATTATTTCTTCCATTAAATCTCTCCATTATATTTGGTCTTGTTTCAATCTCTACTGTATTGAATCTTTTTATTAGCCATCTTTTTCCAAATTTTCCTTCGTCTTGATAGCCATATAATTCAGATATCATTTCCTCTATTGTGCCCGCCCATCCACAAGCAAAGCAGTGACATTTATCAATTTCTCCATTTACACCGAAAGACGGTTTTCGTTCTTGTCCATTCTTGTGAAATGGGCAATTCGTCTGCACGTTATCTCCGTTGTTTCTAAAGATATGAAATCTATCTACTCCGTGTTGTGCTAAATCAAATTTAAGCATATCTAATATTGATTGAGTATCAGATTGTATAATTGTATCTTGTAATTTTATCAAAAATACTCACCTCTTTCACATCTTTATATCTGTCCAATCAAATTCTTCTCCACATTTGTAACATTTTTTAGGTTTATTCTGTGTAGGATTTATCAATGGAAAATGAATTACTTCTTTACATTTTGGACAACCCAAATAAAAATCTCCCATGAAATCATCCTGCATCATTATAGGTTTTTACATCTAATATTCCTCCTCTTCTCTGTCATGATATCTACGTCTTAAATCTTCGCTCTTTTCATCGTCTTCTTTTCCTTTTTCCGGGTTAGGGATATAATCAAATGTTCCTTTATCTGTATCCCAAGCATAGACCCATTTTATTCCTACTTTTGAATTTCGGGCTTTTACATCTTGTATCTGCAAGCCTTCTTCTTTTTGCTGGATTGAAAGAACGATTGACGCATTATAAGCAATTCCATCGGAATCCCTTATGTTTTCAAGTTGTAAATCTTCATTTATTGTTCCTTCTCTGTTCGACTGCACAACAACCAACACTGGGATTTTTAAGTCAATGCTTAACTGCATTAAATCTTCAGATATGTTAGTCAACTGTGTTGTTTTATTATCTCCTCTTTTTCCTCGTTCGTCTTGTAAATAAGAGATACCGTCTATTGCAAGCATATCCAATTTATTTGACTCGCACCAACTTTTTAACTTTGAGACCGTAACTTTTTTCTGAAAATCTCTAGGGTGTGCAACATAAAAGGGTGTTCTATCACCAGCTAACTTATTTATATATTTTTCATAACCTTGTACATCTTCACCACGATATAATGCTTGTGAAGATATATGTTGATGTACTGTGTCAAATCTATATCCTGTTTTACTTGCTGACATTTCAGGCTCTAAAAGACCTACTCTTGCATGGTATACTTTCCATGCGTGTTCCAGCATTTTAATAAGTACCCATGATTTTCCTTGTCCTGTTCTTGCAAATAAAACTACAAGTTCCTCTCCCTTATGCCATCCACCTAGATCATTGTCTATTTCTTCAAAACCACTTGCTATAAAGTGAGTATCTTGATTATCTTTTGTTTCTTTCCACTCTTCCAATCTTTCCTTTGCTTGTGATATAATGTCAGTACCTTTCACTGCACCATCAATTTTTAATTCCGGCAATTTTGATTTAAGATAATCAACAGCGGAATATGCATCCGTCTGTAACAGTTCTGCCATCTTTGTAAGCACTGGAACCGACTGAGAATATAGATATTCCTCTCTAAATGTGTTCACAAGATATTCTGTACTTTCAGACACATTGACCACATCAAAATCTTGAAACTTTGCTATGAATGTTTCTAAGTCAGGCACATTTCCATATTCCTGCTTGTGTTCCATGATGTAGTCATATTCTTCTTGGTACTGATTGAAATACTCTCTTGTGATGTCGTTTAAATCTAAAAGAGAAGTATTTTTGTCTTTTAGAATTTTATTGATTATTTGTAATTCTACCATCAATCCACCCCACAATCTCTTTCAAATATTTCAAAGGTTGGAGAATGTATGATGTTGAATAATACAAGAATTTTTGTGAGCACATAATCTTTATTATGTTTTCTGCACACATTCCAAGTCTTAAATCTATGAATAAATCTCATCAGTATTTACCTCGCTTATCTTCTTCTACAAATTCTATACACTCAGAACAATTATATATTCGACTTGCAAGTCTTACTCCTAATACATCTTCAAGCTGTTCTTTGTTCTTGTTGCTTGTGTAGATATTGCTTTTCTTTGAATTGATTCTATCATCAATATATTGGAATAATATCTGATGCTCATAGTCACTTGCTTTCATTTCGCCTATATCATCCCATATAACTAAATCTACCCCGCTTATAAGATTACATAATTCTTCAAAACCTTTTACATCCTGTGAAATTGAACGCTTGCAATTATACAAGAATTTAGGAACACTGACAAACAATGCTTTACAATCAAAACAACTCTTATGCCATATTTTATCAAAATAAGAATACATCAATCTAATAGCCCATGAAGTCTTACCATTTCCGCAGTTTGCTGAGTAGATATATAAATTATTGCCACTTGCAATAAACTTTAAAATCGACTCAGATTTTGCTTTTAGTTGTGTAAAATTTGGTAAATCCGCTCCATTGCATACAAGATACTTATAATCCCATTGTGCCTCTGGAAGTCGTGACTGCTTAAAGAGTGAATACATGAGTTTATATCTTATACAGTTCTCAGTACATTTTTCTGTACATATTCGCTTGTACCAACATGTATCTATATTCATTCTCCAAGCTCCTTTACCCTCATCCATTTATATGTGTTCCATAATGCTTTTTTGGTTTCTTGCATTGTATCTATCTGTGTCTCTATTTTTGATATTGTGTTTTTGAGTTCATCCGATGAACGTGCATACCAGTAACCATCCTTCGGAGAACTGCATATAGCATATCCTTCGGATCGTAGTATCTGAATCATACATCTAACATCTCTTGAATCAAGATTTATATTTCTAGCTATATCTTTTGAGCTTATTCCTAACGGTTCATCAGGTATGCTGGTTACAATAGCTTGCTTGATAAGTAAGTAATCTTTCTTTTTCCAATTACCACTATACATTATTATTCCTCCTTTAATTTCTGCTTGATAAGCCTATCAATTCTTCCGTCTATTATGTCTATATCATAACCATTTAACTTTGTAATGATTGCATTTGTACTTTTCTGTCCTACGGTTGTACAAAGCGGTATGCCATTCACACATATTACATTCACACGCCTAGCTGAAAACTGTGGTACTCTATAAACTTTTATATCCATATTGCTCATCCTCCTAAAACTTGTGTAATGATGGATCATCACGTTTTACTGCATCTATAAATTCTTGTCTCTTTTTATCAGCCTCTTTCATCTCTTCATGTGTTCGCCAAGCTAATTCTTTTGAACATTTACCATTTCCATTATAAGAATTGTTCTGCAACCATTCTGGAGGTGTGATGTATTTATAATTTCTTTCGTAGCTTGTCTGTATACATTTGTTTATAGTTTCAAATGTTTTTCCTGCTACTTTTGCTATATTAGCTTCTATAGCACCTTTTGTTTTGATTTTCATTTCTGTTAAAAACTGTTCTATAAGCTCTATACTCTTATCATCTT